TCTTCTGATCCGCATTGCTGGCAGCATTGATCTCTATTGATAACCGTCTGCCTGATCTTACGCCATGCAGTAGTAGATCCATTCTTCTTAAGGGTACTCACTGCCATCCTTTAGTCTTGAGATGATGTAGCGCTTTGCAATAATCTGGCTCATCATACTCCGTTACTCCATAACGATGCATGACATAAGTCCAATACATCCAGAACTGCTTAACTGTTGAACCAGTCTTAAGACTCTTAACCTTCATCTGATAGAGACCATAGGCTTGCTTAGTGCCGCCTTTATTACCTACTGCTTTGTAATCCCATCTTGATTCTCTATAGATAATCTCATGATGACATTTCTCTTGCTTATCAGTGAGTTGGTATTTGGCTAAGTCTTTAACGTATCGAATTGCTTGGTTACTCGCCTTAGCATCTAAGGGCATTGCTATAGATAGAGATATCCCAATAGCGATGGCTACCCTGCGGCCTCTGCCCTTTGGGGCCGCCGTGAGCCCTTGATGGGCTCTAGCCGTAGAGCGTACCATGCGTGTCAAGTTCATTAGTGAATGTCCTGATCAATTGGCGTGTCACTTTTTAGGATTTCTTGTAATGCGTAATAAGCCTGCTGAGGAACTACGCCATTACCAAGTATTTTGTATTGTTCTTGAATTGGTAAATCCACGTTAGTTACCCACCCAGCCGGCAATCCCATCATGTATTCAATGAATCGAGGACTTACTCGACCTTCTTCCAACTCCGCCGGCGGCTCTTGCAAGTGCATGTCAAAGAGTGAAGTAAATCCGCGCCCCAATTTCTGCATTTGCCCGTCGTACGTCCCGACTGTGTGTGAGGGGTAGGCAACAATAAAGAGTCTTGCTCGGTTGTGTGGGGCTCCGACTTCTGCAGCGCGAACAACTTGCCATCGTGCATCATACCCAATTTGGGCAAGGTCATAGAGAACTTGATCGAAGCCGAGCGTGAGGTGACCTTTAACATTCTCCATAACGACCCATCGTGGTCTAAGTGTGCGAATACCTTCTTTGATATACGGCCAGAGATGTCTTGCATCGTCTTTACCCTTTCTATTACCTGCTACTGAGAACGGCTGACACGGATAGCCAGCGGTTAAAATGTCTACGGCTGGGACTTCATCCCAATTGATCGCTTTAATGTCTTTGTAATTGAGATAACCAAATCGTTCTTGAATTACTTTGGATGCGTATTGATCGTATTCAGCGCACCAAATTGTTTCAGCGTTGAAAAAGGCTTCAGCCGCAATATCCAGCCCACCGTAGCCGGTGCATAGACTCCCGATCTTCATCGATTATCCGTACTGTAAAAACCCGGGGACTTAAACGATATTCCAACTGAACTATAAACTTTATGCATTGGTGAATGGCAGAATGGACACTCAAGATCGTGAGGCTCATTGATGTGATACCAATGCTCAATTCTTGAATTGCTTTCGCAGTCTTCGTTATCGCATTCAAATTCATAAGTTGGCATCTAAATCAACCTCACATGTCTTGCAAGTCTCAGTGAACGCCCATGCGCCGCACATCTTGCATCTCATTGGTTCTAGTGTATCTCTGTCACCTTTAAAATCACCGTAACCGGCTTGAAGCAATAGACCGACCAGATCACCCAGCCGCATAAATGCAAGGTAGTCCTCAGGACTCTTCTCCCCTTGTCCATTCAAGCGACACGTAACAATAGGCAAATCACCAGTTTTACCTGCCCGTTTCGTGACCTGATCGATCCATGCTTTCGGCTGGAACGCCGATCTAGCCTTAACTTCCATGTCGAAAGGAACATGGGTTATATCTTTTCCAGCCCCTCGACCGATATCTGCATGCGCCCACCAAGTCGATAGGTACTCGGCGACTACACGCTCGGTCGAGAATCCTCGGTATTTACGGCTTTGTGAGGCCATTGACCGCGTGACACTTTGAACATGACCATGACTTATTGATCAAATTAACTTTGATGTCTTTATAAGGAATTGTTTCATTACATAAGCAGCATCGAGTCGTAAAGGTAAAAGTATCTAAAATCTCCACTACTTCCTTGGCTCGATAGATTTCGTCTTCAGTCGGAAATGATTCCCATTCCCCATCTTGGTTCATCCATTGTAAACGTCCCATTATGCTCTCCCCTTCTGTCGTTGCCATGCGCCTTCTTTGTTGATTTCATACCAAATCACGTCATTAGGTGCCGGGCATCTTGTTAGTTCGCCGGTGACCGCATAAGGACACTTAAAGTGACCCCACGGCTTACCAGCCTTAGTCGTTCCCGTCTTCCAGATCATGTCTCCATGTTGGCATCGGGGGATGTCCTTCTCGGTCTGGCCGCCAATGATTTCTTTCACCGTCGCAACGGCTTCCTGCATTGTGGGCGGCATAGTCGCCGGCTTGATAGTCCATGGATCATCTTCCTTTACTACTGGGATGTATTCGCCAGATGTTTCAGCCATCTTAGCCTTTACTTCATCGATATTAGCCTTTACCTTAGAAGCCGCTTCAACCTTGCTCATCTCTTCGCGACTTGCTCGCTTTGATGGGTCTCCTTTAGGGCTATAGCCAGCGTTCGCAAGCGCCCTCGCCAAAGCCGAAGTTTCTGCGTTTTCAAGAGCCGAAGTAGCATTAACTCCACGACCGGCAATCGTTTCTTCCGCGAGCCCAGAAGCCCAAGGGTGTTGATCAACTTCAGTTCTATAAATGTAAGCCTGAACAATAAAGCGACCACCAGCCGCCTCAATAAGTTTCGTGTCAATCCTGCCATCTGGATGCTCCTTCCAAAATAGTTCTAAACGCTCTGCGCATGTCTGATACTCGGATAAATTAAACATATTTTTCGTCCTTTTCCGTAATGAGTTCGCACGCTAGTGCAAGGTAAGCACATGCGTCGATATAGGAGTCAATGTGATCTCCCGTTTCTTGCAATCTGGCAAGTTTAACTTCGACCATTGCCAGACACGCTTGATGGTCTGAGATTGGTACTTCGAGCATTTGTTGGAGTCGTAATGCGATTCGAGTCTGATTGATACGAGGATGACCATATATTCGTCCTCGGTCTCCAATAATGTCAGTTGCTGATAGTAGGACTTCACTTGCTTTCACACTCGCACCTTCTCTTTTTGTTCGTAATATTCTCGTACGGCTTTACGCCCTTGAAGATACCCTACCCTTATGCCAACCATGCGGCCAACGTGGAAATATAGTCCAGCCATAATAATCATGACTATAAAATCACCTAGTGATGGATCGAACATTACGCACCTGCCTTGCTGAAACTACTTTTAATCGACGCAAATGGCACCAAGTCGGTAGTTGCTTTCCAGACGCGAGGATTTGGAACTGCTATAGGTTCAAGTGTTTTACTGTTTAAATATTGAATTTCCGCCTTATATTTTCCAAGACGGACAATTTTTACCGGCCTTAAAATACTTTTAAAATATTGCATATTATAGATTTCGCCAACTTGGATCTCTGATTTCTTCATTGTGCTCCCTTTATGAACGTGCTTCGTTCATGGGATAATCTTCTCAGATTGCCAAGGTCAGTCAATACAATTTTGATAACGAAATGGTAACGATTCTGCCTCGTCTATATGGTCATCGATTGACCTTGCTAGGTCGTTATCTAGGTCGTCCATAACGCTTACCGGCTACGACGAAAGTACCGTCTTTCTCAATATAGATTAAATCGACCTGCACGTTCTTACCCTCGACATACATGATGGCAAAGGCTTGTTGCCAGTTAGCCGATCCCTTTGTGTACGAAGCCTTGGAAAAGTCCATAAGGTTACCTACCTCAACTCCATGCAAAACACGCCCTATACGGCCTCCAGAGGCCTCTGAGACGGACGATCTGCCTGCCCTGTGAGTATGTCCTGAAATAACGCTCTTTCCGTGCCTACGGGCTGCCTCTAGGGCTGATAGACCGCCTTGGGACTTAATAGGGGTATGGTCGCCATGGACTGCGATCCAGCCGGGGGCAATGTTGTACGGTTTGCGATGGAAGGTGATACCTAACTCATCCAGCCGCATAAACTTCTCGAACCTGAGTTCTGGCAAGGATAAGAATGAAGGGATCTTCCTCATGATCTGGGTATACAAGCGATCCGTATGGTTACTGCGAATCATTTGCGAAACTTGGAGGTCGTAAAGTACCTGAATAGCCTCCTCGCGATCATCTCCAAGAGTCTGCTCATATGCCTCAGGCGTCCCCTCACTCCATTTTGATATGGTATTGAAATCTATTTCATCACCAATAGTTACTACTTCATGCGGCTTAAACTTGTTGATAAAACTGGCTAGATTCTTGACTGCGTGTCTATCGTGGAACGGAACCTGTAGGTCGCTCACTATGACTATTCGCTTCATTTAATCCTCGTCGTCATCATCCTCGTAGGGTATGCGATCCACGCGGTCGGGGATCGATGGCAGAATCCAGTCAGGGTAAGCGTCTCGATCAGCAATTATCGCTAGGCATAAATCAACTGCAAAACCTGCACGCCTTAGTGCGCGATACATCTCATGCAGGCTGATTGCCCATGCATCTAACTGTGAATAAGTATCAAGATCGATGACTTTCTTTTTTGCCATGTCGAAAATTATCGCTCTAAGAGGATGTTATAAATCTCATCGACACGCGAGTTAAGTCGCTTAATTTCTGACAATAGATGGGTAATGACATACCCGGCAAGGCCACCGATTACGGCAAGGCTAGCAAAGTAAAGAGTAAAGAAATCGCTTTGGCTCATTTCTTCTTCTCAACGGTATCGACCGCAGCCTCTAGGGCATCTGCGACGATATCGCCTACGGCCTTCTTTGCTCGGTAAGACTTAATCGCTGCACGGATTACTGGAATCGCGATCAGTCCTAAAGTTGCGTAGATGATTGCTTCCATTATTTGCCTCCTAGTAGCGGTATGTTAAAGAACGAACTATCTGCATCGCCTTGTTTAGTGAAAGAGATATGGCAATGATGGTTATGCGGATTGCTTCCAGAATACTTGCGCCAGCGCCAGCCCATGCGAGCCGATGCAATTCGTCCGTTGAAGATAACGTAGGCAATACGCTTCTCCCCGGACTTTGCAGCGAGTCGAATCTGATCTGCAATATCGGGCATGATGTCTGGCTTGCCGGACTTATGTACATCTCGATCGACATCGATCGCTCTAACCACCCCAGTCGCTGGATCAGGGTTATGGTCACTAGGACGCGCTGAATGACGGAGATCGCCGATCCAACCATCGGAACGCCTATCTCTATCGCCATAAGTGTCGTCGAATTGAAGTCGGAGTTGTTGCCCGGCTTTGCATAAAACTGGTTTCATGCCAAGTTAGCCCGCAGAGCCTTTTCATCAGCGATTACTTTTTCAATATCGGCAATTTCTTCTGCCGTAGCATCGCGCTCGATTGTTTCGCCCGTTGAGAAGTTATGATCGGTTACTGTGGTTTTACTTTG